ACCACGCCTGAATTCATAAAGGTGGAGGATAATTGCCAAATAAAATCGGTTACGCAGGACCCTGTGGCTGGTACTATTCTTAACGCAACCAATCCACAGATTACCGTAACAATTACAGCAACTGACGTGTTTGACAATTTTACACAGGTATCTTTCCCGGTAAAGGCAGTTGATGCTATTGCACCTACTATTATCCCTCAAGGCAGTTTAGTGGCTGATAATTGGGAAGTGATTAATAATATGTACGATGTTGCTGATAAACTATTGGCAGAACAGGAAGCATTCTTTGATGCTAACTTTGATTGGACGGCGGCAGGAATACCAGAAGATATGCGTCCAATAGATCAGTATAATAAGAAAGTCCTGAATATCCTCACTTCTCCTGCTCATGCTACAACTGGGTATGGTGGAAGATTCTTTACATTCTTGAGTAATAATGATTCATTCATAGCAAAATGAAATGGATTCTATCCATATTACTTCTGTTCCCACTTATGTTATCTGCACAGGATACCCTCTTAATTGAGGGGCAAACCTATTTGGATACAATCAGTGTAACTTCGTATGGAGTGACTGTTAATCGCACCAATCCAGTAAAGTTCATTTTTAAGAACAATTCTGTTACTGGACGTAATATTAATGGGTACATGCTTGAAGCGGGACAGGAGTTGCCAACACAATATACCAACAATTTTCATGGTGCTGAGATTATTGGGAATAAATTCAATTGGGTTGGGGATCAGGATGCAAATACAATCACACATGGAATATTTACTGGGTATCATACTGATGTAAAAGTCATGTATAATTATCTCGACCATGTTCCAATGGGTATCATCCGTAAAAGCGATGGAATGACTGATACGGCAGGAGTGGTTGCATATAATATTATTGTAAGTCCTCCTGCTGTTGGTGTGGTTGTAAAAGGGATGAATGGTGTACGTATCTATAATAATACATTCTACTCTGCTGATTCTTTGTATGTAGGTCCTGGGATTGGTACTTGGCGTGGGTTGATAGATGTGTATGAAAATGATAATCCTGTAGGCAGTGCCAAAGGTGTAAAGATAAAAAACAATATCTTCTATACCAAGAGACAAATATATAACATCAATGTGATGAATACTTCCTGCCTTGAGGGGTTTGAATGTGATTATAACATTTATTGGTGTGAGGCAGGAGAACCAGTATTTCAAGTTGCTGGAGTTCGTAAAACGTGGGCACAATGGCGTGGGATGGGGTACGATACCCACTCGATGATCATGAATCCATACTTTAAAGATTTCATAAACTTTGTACCCGAATTCCGTTTGCAATGGGGAACTCCTACTGAATTTGATATGGGGATTGCCGTGAGTGACTATTGGGCTGCTGGATTTGATATGCAGCTCGTAAAACAACGGGGGTATTGGCAACAGGGAGCGAGAATTTATGAGGGGGACATGGTTATATTCTTCCGTAAAGGACATCTTTTCTACGGAGATTCCACCCATGTTGAACTCGGTACGGGAAAGATAATTATCAGTCAGGGAGAACTAATAATTGAGCAATGACTTGTTTTGGTAATATGTTTGGAAAGATTGACGACCGGCCTTTTGATTCAGTACCATTTCGTATAGTTACTATCGGAAGGAATGTATATGGAGGTGGTAATACTTTGAAAGGTTGTGTCAATGACACTATCTATCTACCAGAGCCTCTTGTGAAGGCATTTCCTGGAATGGATATACGTAGATACACAGATTACAAAGCTACGGTAAAGAATTACAAGTGGGCTGCTTCACAGGCAATAGCATCACTACAACCGGGAGCGACTGTTTGTGTTATAGCTGATAGTTGTTTTTCGGAAGGCATAACCAAAGGTAATCCGCATGATTACTATAATGGTAAGATAGTTCGTAATCGTTTTTTACCAAATCCAGCAATCCCTATTGGAATTCCAATAAAAAGTCATATCTTTCGCTCTGGTCATTTGCGTTGGTTAGTTATCAGTGCATGTAAGGAGAATCAAACAGCAGCAGATGCTTACTTTACAGATATCAAAAAGTACATGGGTGCTTTATCTCATGGTCTGTATCGTACATTTGAGAAAGGAATGACATGGAGAGAGTGGTATGCTGAATCCAATGCAAATATCTACCAAATTGGATTTGACCAAGAACCTACTTTCGATGGACTTTCCACAAAGATGGATGAGGAGATTGGTGTAAGTCAAACGTTAATTCTCCATAATTCTTGTCATGGTTCTCAACTTGAAGACATGTCTGGTGATGAAATAGATGGGATTGATGAAGCCCTCGTTTTTGATAATTATTTGCCGGATGATGAAATTCATGTAACTTTACAGAATATACCTTTATTGTCTAATTAAAACAAAACGTCATGACGCAGCAATTTTGGAAAGGACTGGCACAGATGCTCATAGGAGTAATTGTGGCAGCATTTGCAGTACAGCCAATCGATTGGCTTGTGCTTGCAGTAACAGCAATCTGTTCAGTGCTTACTTACTTCGGTAAGAATTTACTTCAGATTTGGCCCTCGGATTCACCGGCAGGGGCACTCAGTTGGTTTAACCTTCTTTCTGGACTTCTTATTGCTTTGGGCACAGGAATACTGGAGGCAGTTGGGCTGTTTATTGTTAATGGTGTGGTCTTGTGGCCTGTGGTATGGAAAGTTGTACTATCAGTAACCTTTACATATCTTGGCACTACATTCTTTGCCCCCGAACACAGCACTGCTAAAGTACGTGCTTTTGTCCGAGGTAAGATTGCCGCTTAAGAAAAAGCCCCCCGGTTGAAATATACCGGGGGTTACTTAAAAAATTATTGAAATGAAAAGAATAAGCAAATCCCCTTCTCTTCAAACTAATCAGATTAGTTTAGAGGGTTCACTTTTGAATAGAGGAATGTTAGCCTCTTTACTAGGATTCCAATATGATGGAGAACGAGATTTGTATAGGGCTTTGGGGTATCCCTCTGGAGAGATCAAGTTCTCAGAATTTTATTCTAGATATACTAGGCAGGACATCGCCAAGGCGGTGATTGATCGTCCGGTACGAGCTACTTGGCAGGGAGCTTTGGAACTTGTGGAAATGGAAGAGCAGGAGGATACCGTTTTTGAAACGGCTTGGGCAGAATTGGATCGTAAAATGAAATTTAAAACTAAACTGGCTAGGTTGGATCGTTTGACTGGTTTAGGTCGTTATGGAGTTTTATTGTTAGGATTAGACGATGTGACAAGTCGGGAGGCGTTTGCTAAACCCGTAAAGGATGGTCAAAGAAAATTACACTATGTAAAACCATATAGTGAAAGTAGTGCAGCTATTTTGGAATTGGAAACAAATCCTACCAATCCAAGATACGGCTTGCCTTTATATTATACTATGTCTGTTAAAGAAGCAAATGGGGGGACTACTGATGTAAAGGTACATTATTCCAGAGTGATTCATGTCACCGATGACCCTTTGGAGTCTGAAGTATATGGAACTCCTCGTTTGGAAGGGATTTATAACCGATTGATGGATATTGAAAAATTAGTCGGCGGTGATGCGGAAATGTTTTGGAGGGGAGCTAGACCAGGGTATGAAGGTAAAGTAGCTGATGATTATACTCTCACCAAAGAAATGAGAGAGGATTTGCTTCAGCAAATAAATGAATATGAAAATAATCTCCGTCGTTTTCTGATAAACGAAGGAATTGATATACAGGCTCTTCAGCAGCAGATAGCTAGTCCAAAGGAGCATTTTGAAGTACAGATAGCTTGTCTTTCTGCTGTAACAGGCATTCCTCAGCGAGTGCTTATGGGGAGTGAACGTGGGGAACTTGCTAGTTCACAGGACTCATCCGAGTGGAAAGAGTATGTACAGGCCCGTCGGGAAGATCACGCAGAACCAAATATAGTTCGTCCGCTTATAGATATTTTGATTCAATATGGAATTTTACCAGCTCCGGTTACGGGAAATTATTCTATAAAGTGGAACGATCTATATTCACTCAGTGAGAAAGCTCGTGTAGATATTGGTAAATCTAGGGCAACCGCTATTCGGGAATATACTTATACTCCGATGGCTGAAACAATCCTGCCTCCGGATGCTTTCTTTGCTTTCTGTCTTGGTTTAAATACAGAGCAGATTAACTACATTACGAAACTTCGTGATGAAATGATTAGCAAGGAAGAACTTTATGATAAGATAGTAGAGAGCTTGGAGGAGCCAGAACCAGCTCCATTGCCAGCGACAGGTAAACCTGCCTCAACAAAGCCTAAACCTGCAAAGAAATGATGCCTACTGTTACTACATATACCGAAGTTCAACGTAGGAATTATGACCCTACTCATACCACTGCTTTGCGAAATCTCTTTGCTAGTGATATGAATCGTCGGTTTAAAGCGATTATGGCAGGTATAGTGACTGGAGTTTATAAAAATGATTGTTTTGGACTTAAGGAAAGGCCGCATATACTACAAGTAGTACCTCCGGCCAGAGAGGCTTTTGCGTATGTGCGTAGCTCAGAAAAAGTGGCAAAATTTATGGAGTGGTTACAAAAGCAGATAGAATCTGAGTTAGTAACGGTAATAAATTTGTCACAGGTAGGAACTTCGGTAGAAGCGGCCTGGATGAATAAATATATCTATGATTCTTATAAAAGGGGAGTTATACGGGCTAGGTACGAGATGATAAACAAGGGAATGCAAATACCTTCTATTGATGATTCCGGGGGAATTGAGATAGTTATGGGGACCCCTTTCCATTTAGATCGGGTGGGACTTATTTTTACTAGAGTCTTTACTGATTTAAAAGGTATTACGGAAGCAATGGATTCACAAATAAGTCGTATATTAGCGCAGGGATTGATAGATGGGGATGCCCCTCGCTTACTAGCGAGAAAATTGGTAGCTACTATTGATGGTACAAATATGGGTTCTTTAGGAATAACAGATACATTGGGGAGATTTATTCCAGCCAAGCGGAGAGCTGAAATTTTGGCTCGTACAGAAACTATCCGGGCACATCATTTAGCTACTATACAAGAATATCGAAATTGGGGGGTTTTGGGAATTACTGTGAAAGGAGAATGGAAAACAGCAGGGGATGATCGAGTTTGTGATAGATGTGCAAGTCTGGAAGGGAAGATTTTTACATTGGATGAAATAGAACCAATGATTCCACTTCATCCACAGTGTAGATGCATAGCACTTCCGTATATTGAAGAACTTGAAAAATATAACGTAAAGTAGGAGGATAAAAAGATGCAAAAAGTAGATTTGATTTATTTCAATTGGATTATCCTGAAATAAATATTCAGGTGATTGATCCTCTTAAATATAAAGAATTATTACAAACATACTCAAGTAAAATAAATATGGAAGGGTAATGCTATGTGGGACATAAATGATGTGGATAAGCACAAGAAAGGTTTGTCCGACAAGAAAAAGAAGCAATGGGTTCGCATTGCAAATGCTGTTCTTGCTAAATGTATGAAGGATGGTGGGACTGATGAGGAATGTGCTCCAAAGGCTATTAAACAGGCCAATGGTGTAGTAAATACAAATAGCGGTGAATACGCTATTTATAAGAATAAACCAGATTCTGATTATGAGGTGACTCTTACTGTCCATCAGGAAAAGCCTTATTATATTGTTCCTGTGGTTATGATGGTAGAGGGAGTTCATAGTGGGAGTCATGGTCCACTACTTCATAAGATAGATGAGCTTGGTAAGATTCCTGCAGCGTGGAATGGTATTCCTGTTGTGATAGATCACCCGGAGGATAAAGATGGTACACCTATTTCTGCTAATGCCCCTGATGTGATTGATAATCGTTCTGTAGGTAAAGTTTACAATACTACTGTAGATGGTTTAAAGTTAAAGGCTGAAGCATGGCTGGATGAGGATAAATTGAATGAAATAGCCCCGGAGATTCTACAGGATATCCTTAATAACAAACTGATTGAAGTCAGTGTTGGGGTATTTAGTGAAGAGCAAGATGAAGAAGGGACTTGGAATGGGGAAGAGTATAAAGCAGTAGCTTATAATTATCGCCCGGACCATCTTGCAATTCTCACTGAATTTGTAGGAGCTTGCTCTTGCAAAGATGGTTGTGGGATACGAACAAACAAAGATAGTATGGAAGCCGAATTGACACTTTCCGGTAAGGATTTGGCTCTTGCCTTAAACAGAAAAGGGCTATCATTTGTAGAAATCTGTAGTAATGCAGACGCAAGTTTTCGTGAAAGAATGGATGCCGCTTATACGGTTTTACGGAGTTTTGAGACGAGAGATACGTACTGTTACTTGGAAGAAATGTATGATTCATACTTGGTATATGTAAAGAGTTCCAGTGATGGAGCCAAAATGTATAAACAGGATTACTCCTATGAGAGTGGGAAAATCGAATTGGTAGGGAATCCTGTTGAAGTCCATCGTAAGGTGGAATATGTGACTAATAATTTAAGTACTAACAAAAAGGAGGTAAACATGAGCAAAGAATGCGCTCCTTGCATCAAAGCAAAAGTGGATGATCTGATTGCCAACAGTCAGGGCCGCTGGACCGAAGATGACAGGGAATTTCTTCAGACTTGCTCCGAAGCCCAGCTGGACAAAATGAAACCCACTGAGGTTGTGAAGGAAGTTGAGAAGAAAATTGAAGTGAACAAGCTTACTCCGCAGCAGGAAGCAGACCTCGCCTTTGTTGCGAATATGCGTGCGGAGAAGAAGCGGACGATGATCTCAGAGATTCAGGCCAATACCGAACAGGGTACATGGACTGATGACGTACTTGGAAAGATGGATGATGATGTCCTTTCGAGGATTCATAAATCCGTAGGTAAGAAGGAAGCCCCGGTGGATTATTCCCTCGGTGGTGCCGCTCCGGTTATTAACGCAGGTTCTCCAGATGAAATTCTGACTCCTGCTGGAATTGATATTGAATAAGGGAGGGAATGATCATGACTGCAAAGAATACAGTTATTTTGAAGAACTACTCCAATATTTTTGAGGAGTATGTTGCTGGTGCAGCGACCATTTATCCCGGTTGCCTCGTAGAACTTGGAAGTGATGGTAAGATTCTGGTTCACAACGGAGCAGGTCATCCCGCTCTTCCGATGTTCGCTATTGAAGATGCTCTTCAGGGTAAGGGCATTGATGATGCCTACGCTACCGGAGATGTGGTCCGTTGTTGGATACCAAATCGTGGGGATGTTGTTTACGGGATTCTTGCTGATGGCCAAACAATCGCCAAGGGTGATTTTGTTGAGTCCAACGGAGCAGGTTATCTCCAGAAAGTCGGACAGGCATCTGCTTCCACTGGTCCTATCGGGATTTCTCTCGATACGGAAAGTGCTGCTGCAGGATCAGAAGACAGTGATATCAACTTCCTCTCTGTTAACAGGAGGATTGCTGTACGTATACTTTAAATAATAGGAGGAAAAGACAATGAATGATATCAATGTTGATCTGATTTTCAACGGACAGGCTCAGGGAGCAGTTGCTCGCATGCTTGCAAACAACGGCAAACTGGATGTTGGCCGTATGCGTCCGTTCGTGGACCAGTATGGAAGGTCTTGCGTAACCGTGTATATGGGAGGTAATCCCAAGAAGAAAGAGAGTTGGAGAACCTTGGTTACTAACGCAGGTGCCACACTCCGCAGGGAGGAATGGAAAGCACTTGATGAAGCTATCATGGAACCGGCTCGTTCGAGACTTGGCGGGATTAATGACCTGACTTCAAAGAACCTTGTGTACAATCTCGGCAATGCTATGGGTACCACAGTACTCGAATGGCATGACGTGAATGAGGCACTTGAGGCTGAAATGACAATGGATGGTATCACGAGAGCCAAAAACGACCGTGTGACCTTCCAGCACAATTATCTGCCTCTGCCGATTATTCATGCAGATTACGAGATCAATACGAGAGAACTTGCTGCCAGCCGTAACTTGGGGAATCCCCTTGATACCACAATGGCTGAACGTGCTGCTCGTAAAGTTCTGGAAAAGCTTGAAGCTCTCCTCTTTACGGACAATACGTACTCATTCGGAGAAAAGGATTCACGCCTACGTAACTCTATTTACAGTTACGTGAATTTCCCGGACCGTGTTCCTGTCAAACTGAGTATTCCTTGGGATAACTCTGCTTGCACAGGAAAAATGATTGTTCAGGATGTTCTCGAAATGAAACAGGCCAGTATTGCTAATAAGCATTATGGCCCGTGGACACTGTATATCCCCACCACTTACGAAACCGTACTTGATGAGGATTATGTGGGTTCAAATCCTGACACTGCTCCGACCGTCACCATTCGTAAGAGGATTCTTGACATTGATGGAGTGAATGAAATCAAGGTTTCTGACACTCTTGCAGATGACAACGTCCTTATGATTCAGATGACTCGTGACGTTATACGCCTCGTGCGTGGTATGGGACTGCAGAACGTTCAGTGGAGTGAAGAAGGTGGTATGGTTACCAAGTACAAGGTAATGACCATTCAGGTTCCGCAGATTCGTTCTGATGCTTATGGTAAGACGGGTATAATCCATCTTGCATAGTTAAACAAAGACTAATCAAGTCTTTATAATTAAAAATGAAAGAAAATGGAACGTACAAAAAAGACTGGAGAAGAGATTCCAAAGAAGGATGAAAATCCCGTGGATACTCCGGCAGATGAGATTCAGCCTACTGAAGGTGAAAAAGTTCCGGAAGAGGAAAAAGTGAAGGAAGAAATTCCTGAATATGTTGACCCTGATCCAATTATTCTTTGGAAAAAACTTGGAGGGGGTTCTTTGCATCTGTCAAAGCGTTTGATTCCGCCCGGAGCTACTTTTAAAGCTCGACAGAGTGAGATACCAAAGGCTTTCAGGGATTTGGTACAGCCTTTAGAGAAACTTCCGACTGTTCCTGAAACTCCGGAAGTGAAACCTGTAAAATCAGTTTATCAGGTAGTTCCAAGAGGAAAGAGCAAGAGTTTGTTTGATGTCATCGGACCTAATGGGAAAAAGATGAACGAACAGCCTCTTTCGAAAGCCGTTGCAGAACGTCTAATCATTGATTTGGCGTGATATGATGTGGCGAGTTCCTCATATATGGGACGGTGGCGATGCATGGATTATTGGGGGAGGACCGTCAGTTCCCCGTCAGTTTGATGTTCCAGAAGATATCATCCAAAAGGTGATTAATGGGACTCTCCCACCATCCGCCTACTCTCCGTATATGAGACTAATCCATAATGAACATGTAATAGCCGTAAATATGGCTTATAAATTAGGGGATTGGATAGATGTAGTGATCTTTGGTGATAGTGGATTCTATGCCAAAGAACGGGCAAATTTGGCACAGTTCCCCGGTTTGAAGGTATCATGTAACCCGACAAGTAAGCAGGAACGTTGGATTAAAACATTAGGAAGGGATGGGGCAAAGGCAAAGGGAATCAGTACGAATCCAATGATGTTAAGTTGGAATGGTAATACTGGAGCTGCAGCAATAAACTTAGCTGTTCATTTTGGGGCAAAACGCATTATGTTACTTGGATTCGATATGAATATTGACGGTAAAAGAATGCAACATTGGCATGACCTTTATGGTAAAGGTCCGGTATCAGATGATCGTAGGAAGCGGAAACTTCCATTTGCAAGGCATTTACAAGGATTCCCTGTTATTGCAGAGGATGCTAAAAAACTTGGAGTTCAGATAATTAATGTATCAGCAAATAGTGAAATTACTTGTTTTCCAAAAATGACTATAAAGCAGATATTTGATGAACGTGGTTAAAGTAATGGGAGGTTTGGGCAATCAGTTATTCCAATATGCTTTTGGAAGAGTGGTTGAAGAATACAGTAAATGTGCTACTGGATACGATCTTTCTTGGTATTCTGTGCCAAGAGTACCTCCTCGTCCGTATATTTTGGATAAGTTCAATATTACTGTTTCAAAAACATTATATTTGAATACACGAAAGGAGAATGAGCGATTTGATTGTGTTCCTTCATTATATACTGATAATACTTATTTTAGTGGGTATTGGCAAAATGCTGATCTGTATAATTTTAAACTGATTGAAGAATTTCGACAGAGGTTTCATGTAAAAGAAGAATATCATACTCCAGAATTTATTGAATGGAGGGATAAAATACGTAGCTGTAAAGCAGTAGCAATTCACGTTCGTAGAGGAGATTACCTTATTCATCCGAATCATTTAGTATTACCTCTTCAGTATTATCAGAATGCTTTATCATACATGGATGCTATGAAGAAAGATGTTGAAGTATTTGTTTTTAGTGATGACTTGGATTGGTGTCGTGAGCACTTTGAAGATTGTCATTTTGTAGAACTACCTGAAGATTATTTGGAATTTGAATTAATGAGGGAGTGTAAGCACTTTATTATTGCAAATTCTACTTTCTCTTGGTGGGCTGCTTACCTATCAATGAATGCTACAGTTATTGCTCCAAAGAAATGGTGGAGAAATTCAGTAAATGGGTGTGCTGTATATGAGCGTAGGATGACTCAGGAAGGTTGGATGCATATAAACTTATCGTGATGGATGTATTAATCACAGTGGCTCCGAAGGATTTTAATAAACTCAAATACAACTATGAGTCTATTATACAGAACGTAGACAGAATTGATGAGTTTGTCTATATCTCTCCAATTCCAATCCCTGCCAAATATTTGCCACGTAAAGATGTGTTTACATGGACAGATACTCAAGAGTGTGATTTTGATATCTATCGCATAAATATGACGCACCGACACGGATGGTATCGGCAGCAGTTTATTAAACTATTTCAAGAAAGCACATCTGATAATTATCTTGTTGTGGATGCAGATGCTTTCATATGTGCACCATTGAGGGTAAATGAAGAACATCCTATTTTCTATCTTGGAAATGATCAGTTACATCAGCCATATTTTAACTTAATGAAAGACGTTGTAAATCTTGACCGAGTTTACCCACATTCTTTCATAAGTGAGATAATGTACTTCGAGAAGGACATTATAATTGATATGCTTGTTCGTTTGGGAATTGATAGTTACACTTTCTTTGATAGATGTGTAGAACATATCAATAAAGCTAATGATGCCTCTGGATTTTCTGAATATGAATTATATGGAAATTATGTAACAAAATACTTTCCTACACTTTATCAATATGAGCATATTAGTGTTCTTTCGAGAGCCTTGAAAAGAGAGTGGACGGATAATGAGCTTAAACAGTATATCAAGCAGAACAGGGGTAAAGGATATGATATATTAACAATGCATAGTTGGTTATGGGAGTAGTAATGTTTCATAGTGGGAAAGAGTTTCCAACATTCTTGGAAGACAACTTTCGGCAGTTTCGATATTTTAATCCAAACACGCCTGTATATTTCCTTACTGATTACGGTCATTTAGATAATCCAATATTTGCAAAGTATGGTATTATCTCTGTGAATAAGGATGATTACTATTGTGAAAGAGTAACTGAATTTGAAAGATTGTTTGGTAGATCATCGGATGATTTTTGGACATTAGCAGCAACTCGTTTGATATATATCGAAAACTTTATGCGTTTGCGGCAGTTATTAAATGTATATCATTTCGAGAATGATGTCTTGATATATTATGATTTAAATGAGTATCATCAGTACATCAAAAAGAATTATCAAATTGGGATGACTATTGGGGGACCGGACAAGTGCATGACTGGTTTTGCATTTTTCAAAGATTATAAAGCATTACAGCATATGAATACTTACTTCCTTACTCTATTATTTGAGTATGGGGTAAAGGGAGTTTTACAAAAGTTTCGTATGGACATGGTTAATGAAATGACATTGATGCGGGTTTACGCCAGCGATGCTGATTCTAAATTACGCCCGTTCCCAACGATGCCTGTTCCTCCAATGAATTATAAGCTCGATGATTTTGGTTCCTTGTTTGACCCGGCATCTTGGGGGCAATATGTAGGAGGAACTCGTAGTGAAGGACCGGGGGCAACTCCACAGGATCATTATGTAGGAGTTTGGATAAAAGGTATGCCAGAAGTCCGACTTACATGGATTTATCAAGATCATTTACGTATACCATGTCTCATTTACGGAGATATGGGGTATCGTATTAACAATTTGCATATTCACAGTAAGAACTTACATTTATATACAAGTAAATGAATTCAGATTATTTATATGAGGGCTTTACTCGTTTGATTGATAAGAGATCAATCCATACTATTATTGAATGTGGTAGTCGTGATGGATTGGATACAATTGCTCTTGAAGAATTCTTTAATCCTGATGTAATATATTCATTTGAATGTAATCCGGAAAGCATTCCAGTTTGTTTGGGAAATATAGAAGGGCATGAGAAAATATTATTCTCAAATATGGCGGTTACTAATATTGACGGAAGAGTAAAATTTTATCCAACGGATATGCGGAAAAGTCCGGATAAGAATATTGGAGCTTCTTCCTTGTTTAGACATACCAGAGGGCTTGTTCAAAAAGAAATAGAGGTTGGGGCGGTTCGATTAGATACATTTATGCAATTACAAAATATAAATCACATTGATTTACTATGTATGGATTTGCAAGGGGCTGAACCATTAGCAGTTGAAGGTTTGGGGGAAAGAAAAAAGGATGTCACTTATATAATTACAGAGGTGGCTGGAAATTTAAATTATGATGGTGAAATTCCATTCTCGAAGTTTAATGAAAAATTGATTGGGATGGGATTTATATGTTTATGTAAAAGGGGAACAAACGCAGTATATAAACACAAGTGATGGACTGGATACAAGGAGAACGGTTTATTGATTTGGCAAACAATGTCAACATCTTTTATCGGCATACGCACGATGTAAATTACTTTTTCAAGAATTTGCCGACTAATAATCCGTTTATACTTATCTCACATAATAGTGATGGTTGCATCATGTGGAATCCGAATAGAGAAGATCATGCTGATATTTCTCTTATACCAAACACTCTTATTCATTGGTTTGGGCAAAATGTGAATGTGACAAGTCCTTTTGTTTCTTCTATCCCGATTGGGCTGGAAAATGATAAGTGGCAGAAGAAGGAACAGAAGCTCCGATTAATGAAAGACATGCTTAGATCCAATCATGTAAAGAGAAATCTTTTGTACATTAATCATAATGTAAAAACAAATCCCACAGAAAGAGAAAAATCATATAAGATACTTGAAGGAAAGTCTTGGGTTACAATTGACCATGGGACAAATGGGGCGGGGTTTTCTGAATATCTTTTAGCTATTTGTCAACATCCGTTTATAATTAGTCCGGAAGGGCATGGGATGGATACGCATAGAACGTGGGAAGCTCTTTATATGGGGTGTATTCCTATTGAAAAGAGAAATCTTAATAATCGTTTTTATGAGGACCTTCCAATTTGTTTTGTTAATGACTGGGAAGAAATAACTGAGGAGTTCTTGGTACGGGAATTAATTCGTATCAGAACTACCGAATGGAATATGGAGAAATTAACATTTGCATATTGGGCGAATAAAATACAGAGTTATGCGTAATGTTGGCATCATATGTGATATAAATTATGAGCGACATCATTTATTTCGCAGTTATTTTAATGCGGTAAAGAATATTTATGGCAGAGTTAGCATTGTTAAAGAAATTTCTGATCTTGAAAATATAGATATTCTGTTTATTGGAGATGATCATTATGGACCACATAAGAAAATATGGATGAACGTTTCATTTATAAATTATTGTAATGCTCATAATATTCAAGTGGTAGTGATGACTAATGAGCGAATTTTGGATTCTTATTTTCCATGGAACAAAGAAATATTTTTACATTTGACTCAATTTGATAATCTTATTCATTATGTGAATGATGTAGATGATGCGAAGAAATTAGGATTACGCATCAATCGCACTGCAATGTCTCGTAGTATATCATTTAAGAAGTGGGATGGTCCGAAAAAAGATCGAGCTATATTTGTTGGCAATATTAAATGTAAATCATACTCAGAAAGAGTTGGAGTACTTGATGCTGTAAAAAAGATATTACCGATTGATGTAATAACAGATATCCCAACTTGGGATGCTTATATGCAATTGATAGCTCAATATCGGTTTGTATTTTCTCCTATTGGGAATGGTAATTTTTTTCCGATGAGATTTTATGAAGCGTTAGCTGTTAATTCCATTCCATTACATCAAGTTCGGTCGGATACATTAGATTATTATACAACAGAGAAGAAGTTTGATGATTGTATATTTTTTGAAACAGTAGATGAATTAAAATCAAAATTAGTAGGATTTACAAAAGAGAAAAGTCATAACGTGATTTGGATGGAGGATCACTTAATACAATATCTGAAAGAAGATCAATTATTATAGTTATGGAGAACGATAGTATCATATTGGTAACAGGTTGTCAAGGGATGACCGGATCGGCAGTGGTAAGAACATTGCTGGAAATGGGGTACAAAAATGTGGTAGGAATAGACCGCGATGATTGTGACCTTACTATTCAAGATCAAGTTTGGAAAATGTTTAACAAAGTCCATCCTGATTACGTATTTCATATTGCTGCAAAAGTAGGAGGCATTAATGCCAATAATACGCAGAGTGCCGATTTCATTTATGAAAATCTTATGATGCAATGCAATGTGATAGAAACAAGCAGATTATTATCTGTTAAGAAACTCATATTTTGTGGGTCTGCTTGTATTTACCCCAAGGATACTCCAATGCCTATAAAAGAAGAGTATTTGTTAACTGGGAAAATGGAACAGACAAATGTAGCGTATGCTATTGCTAAAATAGCTGGAGTAATAGCTACACAAATGTATAGGAAACAATATGGGTGCAATTTTATTTCAGCTATGCCTACCAATTTGTATGGTATTGGTGATAATTTTCATTTGCAAGATTCCCATGTTTTACCGGCATTACTTCGTAAATTTCATGAAGCTAAGATATCAAATTCTCCAACTGTAGAAATATGGGGAACGGGAAATCCAAAGAGAGAATTTTTATATGTAGATGATCTTGCTGATGCTCTGATCTTTCTGATGAATAATTATAATGGAACTTCTCATATTAATGTGGGGACTGGAGTTGATATTCCAATCAGAGAGGTAATCATAATGATTGCTAATATAGTGGGGTATGAGGGAAGTGTTATTTGGAATACTTCTTACCCGGATGGAGTATATGAACGCAGGTTAGATGTTACTGAAATAAATGGTCTTGGTTGGAAAGCCAAAGTAAATCTTTTAGAAGGTTTAACAAAAACATATGATTGGTTTTTGAAAAATTACAATTATATTCGGAAATGACAGATAGGAAAACCATAGTGCTTGTTTTACGAAGTGGTGGTGATTTCTCCATGCAGGATGTTGAGTTAATAGCTCGGCATATAAATGGAAAATGGCAATCTCCTATTCGTCCCCGTATTCTTTGTTTATGGGATAAGGCTTCTCAACACTACGATCTTGGTAATTTTGAATTGTTACCATTAAAAACCACTCTTCCCGGAACTTGGAGTAGGATTCAATTATACAGTCCTGAGATGGATCAGTATCGCCCGTTTTTGTACGTCGATCTTGACACCGCAGTTGTTGATTCTTTAGAACAGGTATTTGCTACTATTACTGATCCATCTCTTTTCATTACTCTTGAAGACTTTTGGCAGAAAGGGGAGCTTGCTACTGGATTGGTTTGGTTTCCAAAAGACTGCGATAAGATTAAGAAAGTTTGGGAGGCTTGGAAAGCTCCAACGGGTAGGAGGATGGATAATTTTGTTCGTCAAATATCTCCGGCAGATGCATATTGGCAAAATCTTACAAAGTCTATTTATGATTTCAAACCTCGTCATAGGAATCTTTTAAAGGAAATTCCTGCGGGAGCTACTCTAATATGCTTTCATGGAAAACCTCGTATTTTTGATGCCGTGAATATAGAATGGGTAAAAGAATACACGGAGGCATCTTTTTCATCAGAAATAAGGGACGATCTGCCTGTTACGGTTATAATCCCTTACAATAAAGACCGAGGCTGGTTAAATCAAGCAATAAGCAGCGTTCCTAAAGGGGTTCAATTATTATTGAGTAAAGGGGACGGTAATTGGCCAGAGAATTTTAACAAGGTATTGGATCAGGCTACTGGTAAATATATTCGTTGGTTACATGAAGATGATATGCTCACTCCGAATTGTATAGAAGATTCAATTAGAACATTTGAAGAGCAAGATGTAGATTTCATACATGGACCGGCTATTGAAATATTTATGAATCCGTTCCGTTCTACCCAGCAATATACTCCTCCTATTAAACATCCGACTGTTGATGATCTACTTCGCAAGAATGTTTTCCATAGTGCTACTATGATGTATAAACGGGAAGTATTTGAAACGGTGGGAAAAATGGACGAAACGCTAAACACTGCGGAGGAATTTGAATTCAATCTCCGTTGTTTAAAATCAGGGTTGAAGATAGGATATTGTGAAACTCCATTAGCATTTTATCGCAGACATCCACAGCAGAAGGTGCGGGTAGTTTCCAAAGAGGCAAAAGATAAAGAACGTGAATTAGTTAGAGACATGTACAGATGAAAGAATTTTCACCAATATTTGTTACAGGAGCTGCTCGCAGCGGTTCAGGAATGATCGCTGGTACATTCGTCAAATGTGGAGCGTTTGGAGGCGTAATGACCAATAAAAGAGGTATGTATGAAAATGATCGTATTCGGGACGAAATTGTTAAGCCTTATTTGAGAAAGGTCCGAGCTGACGTGGCTGGGCAGTATCCTCTTCCGGATATAGATTCTGTTTTCATTCCAAGGTTATGGCAATCCCAGGTGGAAAAAGTAATACTTGAGCAGGGATATCCCTTTGATGTTCCGTGGATGTATAAAGATTCCCGAATAGCCTTGACATGGCCGATTTGGCATTACGCCTTTCCAAATGCAAAATGGATACTGGTGCGTAGAAGGACAGGAGATATAATCGAATCCTGTATAAAGACAGCTTATATGAAAGCCTTTAAAGAAACTTCTATTCAACAGCGTATTGACGTAGAATCAGAGGAAGCAGGGTGGCTTTGGTGGGTACATCAATACGAGAAGAGATTTGTTGAAATGATAGAAGCAGGGGTTAATGTTAAGATTATTTGGCCAGAAAGAATGGTACATGGAGATTATCAGCAATTATTTGAAACGCTAGATTGGTTGGGGTTAAAATGGACTCCAGAGATTCTTAATTTTATAGATCCATTGCTTTGGACAAGTCGTAATAAAGAAAGGAGGGTATAATGGCACGGGTTACTTATGCGGATGTTATGGATATTATGGATAGTGATTGTTTAGTTCCGGAATCCAAAGTAACAGTAATGATAACAGCTGCTAGTGCTGTTATAGATAAAATCTTTGCGGAGGATACGGTAATCACGGAAGAACTACTCACTGAATTAGAAAGATGGTTCACCGCTCATATGATTGCTTCCACATTAAGTAGAAGTACAAGTAAGGAAAGACTAGGAGATGCTGAAGTAACCTTTACTGGAAAGTGGGGAGAGATGTTAAAGTCTACTCCATACGGACAGATGGTTCTTACTTTAGATATTACAGGAAGAATGGCTAAATCTGGAAAAACAGCTGTAACATTATTTGCTATTCCTAATTTTGAAGACTGATGAGTATACAAAAGTTTATATCCCGTAATTTACCCGAAAAGGCCGTTTACTGGGGGAATCCGGTAAATAATGGATTCGGTAGCTATAATTATGATTCTCCGATTGAAATAGATTGTCGGTGGGAAGAGATGGTTCAATATATTGAAGAAGATAATGGAGAGATTATTTTATCCAGAGCAGTTGTTTATACTAATGTGGATTTACAAGAGAAAGGATTGCTATATAAAGGAACTTTGTTAAGCCTTATGGAATCTGGAATGGATAGTGCTGGAGATATAGACTACACACTAATACAAGGAGTTTTTGAAGTTAAGCGTTGGGGGAAGACTCCTGCTTTAAATTCCGCAACAGTCTTTTTGAGAAAAGCTTATTTAACACCTTTTTTAACTTAATTATGCCCAGAGCACCAAAATACAGAGCATCCGCACGTCTAGTAGATGTAAAAGTTGAAGGACTAGACGATGTCATGCGTCGCTTGAAAAAAGAACTAGAGGCGGTGAATCATCGTATATCTACACGTGGGTTGGTTTTGGTGGCTGAAAAGATACGGAGAGAAACAGAAACAGTTTATCCTTTAACCCCGGTAGACATCGGAAATTTAAGAGCTAGTTGGTTTGTAGTCGCTACTGAGGTCGGAGAAGTAAATGATACTCTAGCAATTTCAGGGTCCTTTAGAAATCGGCCTTTTAGAAAAATGCAGTATAAGGCTAGTGAATTGCGAGCCAGACATTTAGCAGTCATTTCTGCTAGCAAAGCGGAAGTGATAAAAGTTAGACAACCTTTAATGATTATGGGATATAGTGCTCCATACGCTTTATATGTACACGAGATTGCCCACCGATTCCCTAATGCGGAATTTAAAAGAGAAGGAGCTGACTGGAAATGGTTCCAGAAAGCAATAAATCGAAATATTCGTACTATCTTTAACATCATAAAAGACAATGCTCGGATACCATGAATGCTCCAACTGTTGATATAAAGGATTTGTTAATAGCGGACAGTTCATTAGGATTGACGCTTGGGGGTAATCTTTTTATAGGTAAGATGCCTTCTCAACCTAGAAGGACGGTGACCTTATTTGATAGTTATGGATTCGCTCCTCAATTGGCTTTGGCAAATCAAGGATATGAGTATCCAGCTATTCAAATTCAAGTACGAGATGTTGATTATCAGAATGCTTATGATGTATGTGAAGAAATAAAGACTCTGTTACATGGTGTAAATCATACCACGTTGAATGGAGCTTTATATACCGTTATTTACTGTTCAAGCGGTCCCACTCTCCTTGAATGGGATGATAACGGGAATGTTTTATTTGTTATGAATTTTAACCTGCAACGCAGAGTTGCATAAAAAGGAGGTAAAAAATGGCAAGTACTGCAATTGCTGGTGTAGGAACAAAATTTAAGCGGTGGAGCGGCTCTGCATGGGTCGATATCGCTGAAATTAATTCTATCACCGGGCCAAGTATGTCGAGGGACACGATAGATGTCACCTCACTTGACTCTACTGGAGGGTACAGGGAATTCATCACGGGCTTCCGTAATGCAGGAACTGTTGTACTCGCAATGAACTTTACTCGTGCTACATACGAGACTATGTTGAATGACTTCGAAAGCAACACAATCCAGAACTATCAGATTGTCCTGCCGGACGTTGAGAATACTGGTCTTGACTTTGAAGGTCTTGTTTCTGAACTCCCACTCACCATCCCGGCTGATGATAAAGTTACCGCAGATGTTACCATTCAGGTAACTGGTAAGGTTTATCTCAGCTCAGGTGGAAGTACCGGAGTTTAACAAAACAATTCCTAATCAAGGAATATTTTTTAACAAATTATTAACAATCAAAAATTTCTAATCATGGGAATGTTAGACAAAAAGGCTCTTCTTACAAAGGAAGTCCTTGACAAAGTGAAAGTGGACCTTGGAAAAGGGGACTATGTTTATGTCCGTCAGATGACTGGACGTGAACGGGACAAGTTTGAACAGACTCTTATCAGAGAAAATAAAAATGCTGAAGGGGGTTTTGAGAAGGCTCTGGATGATTTCCGGGCAAAGCTTGCAGTTTGTACGGTATGCGATGAAAGTGGTAATCTTATTCTTACTCCAGCAGATGCTTCTACTCTAAGTCAGAGTATGAGTGCCGCAAGATTGGAAAAGATCGTAACTCAGGCTCAGGAACTTAATAAGATTTCTGAAGAGGATAAGGAGAAGATTGTAAAAAACTCAAGTGGCGACCAAGTCGCCAGTTCGCCTTCCGACTCTGTCGAGAGTTAGGGTTTGCTCATCCGGATATCCTATTGGATCAAATTACATCAGAGCAACTCGCAGAATGGGAAGCATATGACAAGATTGATCCAATAGGGACCTGGAGAGAGGATTATCGTTTAGCAGTATTGGATGCGTTGATTGTAAACATTGTAAGTAAACTATATGCCAAAAAAGGCCATACTCCAAAAGAAGTTGTACCGATGGATTTTATGCCGAATTGGACTGGTGAGAAAAGAATTGAACGTAAGCAATCTGTATCTGATATGAAGAGTGTGTTGATGGCAATAGCCTCAGCAGCAAAAAAGAAAGAGCAGCAAGATAAGATAGATGAAATAAGATCGAAAAGACCGCCGATGGCTTTCAAACCGAGGCCACCGATACGGAAACCGATAATAGGAGCAGGCAATGACTGATATAGGGAGTTTGATGATCAAATTAGGAGTGGACACTTCTGGAGTTTTGTCTGCTCAGGTCGCTGTTCAACAGTTAGCTTCCGCAGCTGGAGCCGCTTCTGCGAAGGCTAATGCCTCTTTAGCCATGTTCAGTCGGGAAACTATTCGGAATATGAATACAGTTTCTCAAAGGATGCGTACATTTGGGTATCTAGCCACTATTACATTAACTGCTCCTATCGTAGCCTTTACCAAGTCCTCTGTCGAGATGGCGAAGAATTTTGAATTCTCAATGTCTAAGATAGAGGGCTTGGCAGGCATTGCTGCGGATACTACTCGTCAATGGTCGGAAGAACTTTTGAAGATGTCTTCCCGCACATCTATCGGACCTGAGAAATTGGCTGAGGCTTTATACTTTGTAGCCTCATCCGGTTTCAAAACGGCAGAGGCTTTAACTATTACTGAAATGGCGGCGAAAGGAGCTGCTACAGGAATGGGAGAGGCGCAGGATATAGCTGATATGTTGGTATCTGCTATGAATGCTTACAAAACATCTAATTTG